CCCAACCGATATTTTGCTGCACTGATGTGTCGCTGCGTTTCAAATAAAACATTTGTAGCCCGCCGCCCGCCGTTCGCTGCGTGAGCGTATCGACTAGCAGGCTATTATTTTTCCAGTTTTTGATACTATCAAAGCCATTTTTCCCGCCTTCATGTTGATCAATATCAATCACGAAGAAGTCAACAGTCCGCAGTGCGATATTTGCGTTTGGATAACGTGACCAAATATCACGAATTTCATCGGCAGTCAGTGGTGGTTTGTCGGCAAATTGGATAATTGGCCGCTTGTTCACCATTGGTAGCACATAAAGCCCTTTTTTTGCGTATTGAAGCGCCCAGTCCATCATCGTTGCCATTACTCACCTCCAGATGTTAATCTCCGTCTCCAATATTTGATTGAATAATTCCGAGGACAGACAGTACCGAAAGATGAGAGTCATCAACAATTTGTTTAATGATTGTGTTTGCGGCAATTATTACTTCCAAACCTGTGACCTTTTCAAATTCAATATCATGTGTATCATCGTCTTTAAACGTGATTGTAATTTTCCCTGTTTCCATGTTGTTTACTCCTATGCTTGGTTAATTAGAATGGTAAGTCGTCATCTGAAATATCAATTTCTGTGACGCCACTTGCTGCGAATGGGCTTGGTGTTTCCATGTCGCCTTGTTCATAGCGAACAAAATTGTAATTCTTGTATGGATAATCTGGGTTTTTCTTATTTGGCTTGCTGCTAAACTCGACTGTTACCATCTTTCCAACTGCGTCTTCAAGTCGTTCGCCGATTGATCGCAAGTCTTCCCAGTCATCGTCCGTATATTCAGTGTCAGTGACAGCCAGAATTTGCATGATTTCTTTAGGCGTACCAATCGTATTTTTGCGGACAATAGCGCTTGGCAGTGGTGAACCATCAGCCTTGGTTGTTTCGAGTGACAGCGTGTGGAAGTCTTGACTGCCGGCCAGGTCGCCAACAACTTGCTCTAATTGAATATTAATTTCATCGATACCAAGGAATTGGTTTTGGCGATAGCCTGTTAGCTTGCCAATCATCACCGTATATTCACCGTCAGGCCATACTGTATTTGTGTTTACGGTTGCCTTGTCGTGTTCTGGATCAAATCCGTCGTTCTTAACTTCGTTCATCAAATCTAATAGTCCCATTATGCTTACCTCGCTTATTTTGTAGTTGTAGTTTGTGGTGCTGCTTGTGCTGCTTTGATTGCTTGTGCTGTTTTGATTTCTGCTGGTTTAGCGGCTGCTGGTGTTTCTGGTTTCTGTTCGGTCGCTGTTGCTGCTTCTTTGGCTTCCAATTCGCGCGCAATTTTGTCAGCTTCTTGACGTGTAATCTTTGGTGCCTTATCAAACGCACCGGTAACATTGTCCAAGATACGCAAAATCTTTGGATCGTCCACCTGGTCACGTAAATAACTCTTACGGCGGTCTGTTACTCGGCGAATGTAATTCTTACCAACGCGGCGCGTTTGAATAACTAAATCTGCACTAGCTGCCACTAATGCATATTGCTTTGCCGTCAACATCGGCTTTTCTTCAACTTGCTGCGTGGCCATGTCGGTTGATTCATCTTGATGTGAAATAAATACAACGTTCATATTCAAGTCGTTCAACCATTCAAACATTTGGCGTTGTGCAGCCTTGTTCATCGCCCAACCTTTTCCGAATGGAATATCTGACAATGAATCAACACCAGCTTCAGTAATGATGGCTGTTTCAATGCGTCCCAGAATACCCTCAATCTGATCAAGCACGATTGTTTCATAAGGATGCTTTTGGGTCTTCAGTGCAATTAAAACTTCTTCCATTTGGTCGTACGCTGACTTAACCAGCTTCCCTTTTTGGTCAAGCGTATTTTCGATGCGGACGTTTGGCACACCTTTCTTCTCGGCGTTTCCATCCGTACTAAGTGTTAGCGCATTTGGGAAACGATCAGCCAAGTAACTTTTACCCGACATATTACTTCCCCAGATTAGGAACGTGCGTGGCGTTTCCTTTGGTTCCTTGCGTTTGTTTTCTGGCAATTTGAACATTTTTACTTTCCTTTCAGTAATCGTTTCTGCTTAGCTTGGTGATAAACCCAGCCTGGCTTATAGCCGTTTATTTTGGCGTATGCTTCAAGTTCTTCGATGCTTTTCAAGTCGCTAACTTGCTTATTAGCAACATTCATAGCAATCTCGTCAGCCATCATTTTATGAACTAAATCAATCCGCTTTTGCTTTTCGGTAGATTTCAATACTTTCCGGAGCTTGGCCGTTTCATCGGTTTCATAAGTAATAGTCTTGGTCGTGTATGGCTCGCCGCAGTATGGACACACATTGTCAACCATTTCTTTTTTGTAAAACGTCCCAAAGCACGCATCACAAGTGATAATTGGGTTATCAATCTGGCGTTGGGCTGCTTCAAGTTTTCGTGTGCGCTTATCCTTGCCTTCAAGTGTCCATTCACGGTCTTCGTCTGGTAGACCGAAACGGCCAACGTTTCCGACAAAATCAAGAATTATGGCTTGCTTGCCGTCTTTATAACGCATAGATCGCATTGCAAATTGGATATACATGGCCAGCGATGTTGTCGGCCGAACTTGCATCACGGTTTCAACATCTGGGGCATCAACGCCTTCAAGGAACAATTCAGCGTTGGTTAATACCTTTATTTTGCCGTCTTTGAAGTCGGCCATAATCTTATCGCGCTTGTCTTTTGGTGTTTTACCGTCTACTGATGCTGCCGATATACCGTTACTGTTGAACTCATTAGCAAATTTTTGCGCTGCCTCAACATTGTGAGCATATAAGAATGCCTGTGTATCGGCTGCATATTCTTTGTAGTGTTCAACCACATTGCCATAGATTTTGGGCCGCAATGCCTGTGTAATTGACTCGGTATCATAATCGCCTGTTGATTTTATTTTTAACTGCGATGTATCAATCTGCGGCGGTGCATAATACGTGAACGGCGCTAGTCGGTGATGTTCAATTAACCATTTGACCTGCTTGCCAAGCACAATATCCGTGGCCACTTCGTCAAATCCCTTACCATCTAACCTGATTGGCGTGGCTGTGAATAGCAATTTCAACGCATCTGGGAAGTTGTCCAAAATCTTAAGATAACTGCGAGCCATTGTGCGATGCGCCTCATCAACCATGACTATTTTTGCTGGATAGAGCTTTGCTAAATTGCGGCTCAATGATTGCACATTACCCATTTGTACCAGGTTCATATCAACACCCTGCAATGTAAACGTCTTGCGCATTTGGTCGATAATCTCTTTGCGGTGGGTGAATAATAAAACACGATTATTTTTATCTGTGGCGCGTTTTGCAATTTCTGCCATGGTTGCTGATTTACCAGAACCTGCAGGACTTTGCACGACTAGAGAATTATTACCGCGGTGAATTGATTTTGTGATACCGTCTATCAATTCAATCTGATAATCGTATAACTCATACGCCATTAGCGAATACGCAGTGACCGCGTTTGCACAAGATGTGCGCCTTTGATTTCTTCACCAGATTTCAAGCGGTCCTTCAAGTGCTTTTTCTCTTCGCTAAGCGCTTCCTTAAATCCTCTATAAACCTTTTCTTGATATTCGGTTCCTGCAATCGTTGGATAATTTTCCAATAACATACCTGGATCATCAATTTCAAGGCTGGCAGCATTGTTTTGGATACCAAAGCTAAACAATTCTGTTTTAAACTTCGGCTTGTCGAGTAACTCCATGCTGCCTTTCAAATATTCTTTCAATCGAGAAATTTTGTTTTCGGCCACTTTACGCTTTGCCGTGAAGTGTTCTGCTTCAGCCTTGTATGCTTCGGCATCGGCCTCAAGCGAACGCACCAGCTTTGCGATGTTGTCGCCCTTTTCTTCAATCGCTTCATCAATGGATCCAAGTGTATCGAACCACGTTTGTTCGTCGATTTCGTCCATGTTGTACACTTTTTGCCAGCTATTTGTTAAATCGTATAAGTTTGCCATATTTACTCCTTCCAATATTGAATATCTATGGATATTCTGGTTCCCAAAAACGCATTTTTAATTTCATTCAAATTTTGAGATTCACGCAATTTTTGCCTTATTTTAATTTTTTCAGACAGCGCTTTATTACTGGCCGATAAATTACCTAAATGTCTCAAAACAGATATTTTGTAGCGTTTGAATGTGACGTCTTGTTTTTCCCAAGTATTTTCAGCGAACGTTGAGGACAATGTCGTTTTTATGATCATGCTTACTCCTCCAACCACGCTTTGATTATTTGATACACGCCTTGCCTGATACGCTTTGAACGGTTGCCTTTTATTACATGTTCAATGGTTAATATTGTCCAGTGATCAATATCCAACATTTCGCTCAATGTGTTAGCACTAATATGTCTATTCCTTCTTGTCGACAACAAGGCGTGTGCAAATTTAGGTGTCACGGTGTATAACCCTAATTTCTTGTCATACTCTAAATCCCATGCCATAATCACATCTTCTCGACTACATTAGTGATGAACCAAATTGCTTCATCTTTTGTGTAGCCCTTATTGATTAGTTCATTGACATCTTTTTGCGCTTCACGTTCATCGAACTTTCGCTCATCATATTTGAAAAGTAAAATGCCGATAATGATTAATACAATTCCGCCGATCATCTTCTTCCTCCGTAATTCAAACTATTAACATCTAACCAGCGTTGCACCTTGTCCAAATCGTACATTTCTCGACTTCCCTGCATAATTGTTGGGAAACCTTTTTTGTAACGATAATGCTTGTCAAAAGTATTAACACTGACTTTTAATTCTTCAGCCATCTTTTTTCGTGTTACTAGCTGCATAGTTGTCGTTCCCGAATATTATTAATCACAACCTGTGTAGCAGTTGATGGTTGCCATTCTGTTACGAACTTAATAACCATGTCATAATCTTTAGATTGAAGTTGTGTTCGACTTTTCACGCCAGAAATTCGGTAAATTCCTTCGTTAATGTCTTTTGTTAATTCAATATGTTGAATTGGCAAAATTTCAAAATCGAAACTATTTTCAACTTCTGATACACGGTTCGCCACCAATCTCCCAAGGTGGTTATATTGGATCGCTGACAATAAATTGGCCTGCTCGAGATGCTTTAAACGTGATTCGAAATCCGAAAGTGTTTCGTTTAATTGAGTAGACTGTTGTACTGAGTAACCACCAGTCTTACGAATTGCTGGTAAGACTTCTGACGTGACCCATTCTTGGAACTTTTCGGCCGTTTCGTTATTAGCCTTGATTGCTAACTTATAGAATTGTGGTTCAGTGATGAAATCACCTTTTTGAATTTTTCTGCCACTTTTGGCAGAATCGAGATAATCATTTACTCGAGACCAACGAATATTTGTATATCCTTTTGCTTTGGAAACGATTCCCAACCCGATTGCCGCCGTTTCTGCATCGAACAAGATTTGTCCGTTTTCTTCTTTGACTTTTAGGTTGTCAAATACCTGTACTTCTAATGACATGTTGGTTCCTTTCTAGTTTTTAATATGTGTTACCCTTTAATTACTGGCATTGCAGTGCCTAGTATTATGAAAGGAGTAGATCGCAATGTTTAAAAAATCAGATTTCGCACGTTTGAATAAATTGCTGAACGAGACTACGCCGGAGTTCGATTTCGAACGTGATGGCAAAATTGTGGATCATGGCCATGTTTTAATCACTAATCAAGGCGAAGCATTTCAATCAACAAATCAAAATATTTTTGAGAACGATATTTTGATTGATCCAAATGGTAGACGTTACATCGTGATTAGCTTAGAACAGTCAGTCAGCGGGCAAGTCCTCGGCAAAGTCACAACCGGAACAAAGCTTTCTCATCAGCAATCCACAATAAATGTCGGTGGTGACGCAGTTATCGGAAATAACAACAATGCATTTAACACAACCGTCAATTCCAACGTTGCAACCATTACTAACGAAGTTGAAAATTCTGGCCTATCTGACGAAGATAAAGCGGAATTAACGAAAATGTTGGAAACTATCGAGAATAGCCCTGCACTTCCAAAAGGTTTTCTTGCAAAATTTGAAGACTTCTTTGCAACGCATCCTCGTTCAATGGCTGCTCTTGGAAATTTGCTAGTCCGTGTGATAAAAGGAATGTCGGCATAAGCTCTCGCTTAAATGATTGCTTTGAGATGGTTTTTAAGCCACGTTTAAACGTGATTTGAAAACCATCTTTTTTTGTTTCGATCAACATTCTTATTTTCATGCTTTCCTCCTTAAATATCAGAAATGTTAAATAGCTTACGAACCTTTTCTCGAACGTCTCGTGACGACTTATTAACTGCGAATGTGTTGATTGCTAAGCTTAGCGATGCCTCTGTCACACCAATCGCTTCAGCTAAATCACGTTGTGTCCATTCGCGGTCATAAAGTTCATCTTTGACTTTCTTTTTGAAGGTTTTTGCTGCATCGACAATCATTTGTTCTGTCATACGATTCTCCTCTCCGTTCAGAACTTAATAAGTTCCTTACAATTAGTTGTAAGTTGTTATTGACAGTTGGAATATTTTCCACTAAAATGACATAGTAAATACGCATAACAAATACCCTTTACGTCCTTATCTACCCGCCAAGATTGATAAAATGTAGGTGTTTTTGTTTTGCTTAAAACTTAATAACTAACTTACAAGGAATAGTATAGTGTAAAATATTCTAACTGTCAACACTAAGTTGGAATATTTTACACCATAACCATTCAAGAATGGGATAAAGCCGGATATGACAGTATTTGAAAGAACAAGAGAAACAGCAAAACAAAAAGGTTTATCATTAGTTGCACTAGAAGAAAGAGCTGGACTAAGTGAAAAATCTTTATATAAATGGAGAAAAAGTAACCCATCTTCTGACAACCTCCAAAAAGTAGCGGATGTACTCCACGTCTCAACTGATTATTTATTGGGTCGTACTGATGAGATGAACCCCTCATCAGCAGACAATAAACCAAGTGAAGTGGACATAAAAAAAGCCATCGAACAAGATATTATGCTTGCATTCGATGGAAAACCAATTTCTGATAAGTATAAGCGCATTATTATTGAATTATTAAGTGAAGAAGATGATTAATATATGGAAAGATACGAATATGATTTGAGCCTTTACTCTGAAAAAATAGACAAATCCATCAGCAAACACAACATAAAAATTAGACATGTGTTCGCCGAAGCAACTGACCCATCGTTTTCGTTTCCAGAACGCAATACGATCATAATTAATGATGCGTATGAAACGCATATATCGCCGTTATTCATAATGGCGCATGAAGTATTTCATACAATTGGAAAAAACGCTAATCAGCAAATTTACGCATTTTCACCGCTTGCCAAGTTAGATGAAGAAAAGAACGCACATCTGTTTGCACTAAACCTTTTCTTTGACGCAATCGAAGACAGCTATACTCCTAACTACATAGAGGTTATGCACGCTCTTGGACTCCCATTATCCATGGAACATTTAGTAAGACAAGTATGGTTTGATCACTTTTCAGTAAATTTCGTAATATAATAAATGCATGTGCTAAGCACCCACAATAAAAGGCTATGGGAGAGACGGAGAATGAACAAAAAACTTTTAATTGTTATTGGTGTATTGGCAGTAGTTATAGTTGGTCTTGGTGGGTATATCGTTGGTAACCACTCATCCAATGAATCAACCAAAACAGAAAAAACATCGAAATCAGAAAAATCAAACAAATCAGATAATTCAGCAAAAAGCTCTGAATCATCTTCTACATCATCTGTTGTAGCTAGTTCTAATGACGTTATTTCAACATCAGATGCCGAAAGTCAACTAAATAACGGCCAAAGCATTGATGGTAAAACCGTTGATGTTGAAATATTCAATATCGTAAACGCTTCAGAATTGGGTCAAAATATACAAGCCGGAGAGCATCTGAACTTTTATCCAGCTACGCAACAATATAATTTAAAAGCTGGTGATCACGTTAAATTTAAAGTTATCAGCGTAAAGTCAACTATGGGTTCTTGGTTAATTACTGGGGATGTCGTCAAGTAACAGTAGGTCATAAATGCCCTTTCGGGCGTACATAATAGACAATGAAGTCTCTAAAATAAAACAACAAAAAAGCACACCTCGTCCGGCCAGACATCAGGTGTGCTAAGAAATATACCAAACGCACGGGGCGTTCTATTAAATTATAACAGATGTAAGCCCCCTTTTTAAAGGAGGGCTTTTTATATGGCATCGATTTACAAAAAAGGCAACACATGGACCGCAAAAGTGGTAGTCACGCAACCGGACGGCAAAAAGAAATCGTACACAAAAAATGGCCTACGGACAAAATCAGCGGCACAGGCGGCTGGCGCTGAATTGGAGCTGCTAAAGAAAAATAAAACAATCGATGCAGCAAGCCGATCAGATAATTTTTATGATTATTATGAGCACTGGTTCACGACGTATAAAGAAAATACATTGTCACCAAGCACCATCAAGCTTTATCAATTCACAGGTCGTTTAATTGAAAAAAACTTAAATAAGCCTATGCAACAGATCACACGTTCTGAATTTCAAACTTTCCTTAATGATTATGGTGCAACCAGGTCACGTACGGTTATTAAAAAAATCAGGTCACACATTACACAAGCGCTAATGTCAGCCATTGATGATGGTATCACTACCAATGATTTTACGGCCCGAACAACGCTAATATATGGCAATAAGGGCAAGCCAGCTACGATGAAGTTCTGGAATAAACAAGATGTTGACAAGGTTATCAATAATTTAAAGTTATCACCAGAAAGCCTATCAGACGTTATGATTTATACTGCTTTACAAACAGGCGCTCGTTTTTCTGAAGTTGCAGGGTTATCCCCTAGTTCAGTTGATTATGAAAACAAAACAATTACAATTAGCAAAAACTGGAACGAAAAGATACAAAAATTTACACCAACAAAAAATGAACAATCCAATCGCACAATTAAAGTGTCAGACAAACTTTTAGATTTACTCAAAACACTAAATTCAACAAGGGATCATTTATTTGTATCACAAATTACAAAACGGCCACCATCTTCAACTGCCGTTAATAAGCGCTTAAAAACTTTGGCCAAAACATCTGATGTGCATGACCTAACATTTCATGGACTTCGACACACTCATGCTTCAATGCTTTTGTCTGAAAGTATCTTAATACAATATATTTCTGAAAGGCTTGGCCACGAAAATACAACAATAACACTACAAACATACGCTCACTTGTTATCTGAAAAACGTGACGAGGAGGATATTAAGGCAATGGCATTTTTTAATAGTTTGTAA